CGACAGAACGACCATTGCAAACGTCTCGCACCTTCCTTTTGAGAATATCCGTTCGGGCTTTGTAAACGAAGACGAAAAGGTGGATTACTACTACTATTCCAAAGACTGGAGCAGTAAGAAAGAGGAGGTCGAAGAGATTTGCACCTTCGACCCTGAAAGAAAACTAGACCACCCGACGCAGATATTTTACGTAAAGCCGTTTTCACCCGGTTCTTTCTACTATCCCAAGCCATGCTACACGGGTTCAATTGACTACATAGAGCTTGATAAGGAGATAGGCAAGTATCACATCAACAATATCAAGAACGGGATGTCCCCGTCTTTCTCTATCCACTTCAAGAACGGTATCCCACCACAAGAGGAGAGAAACCGAATCCGAATGGATATCGAGCGACAGATGTCCGGGGCAAGCAACGCGGGAAAGTTTATCGTCACGTATTCCGACGATCCCGAAAGGAAGCCAGACTTTGAGCCGTTCCAATTGTCCGACGCTCACAATCAATATCAATTCCTCTCGGAAGAGGTAACCGCGAAGATTATGGTCGGACATAGAGTGACGAACCCGCAGATGTTCGGGGTTGCTGTACCGGGAAAGCTCGGAGGCGGTGGAGAGCTTGCAGAATCTGCGGAGCTATTCGAGCAAAACGTAGTAAGACCAAACCGACGGATAGTCGAGGAGACCGTTCAAACACTTTTACGGGCTGCGGGCTTGGATTCCGCCGTTCTTGAGTTAAGCAGTCAAGAGGATGAAGTCAACCTCGATGCATCATGGGAACACCTCGACGCATTAGGAGAGGATATGAGCGATGAATGGGAACTAATAGACGAAAGCCCCGTTGATTATGAAACGGAGGCCGTTAAGGACGCTCTATGGGCGTTTGCTAGTGTTCCTTCATCCAATCCCAACGGCAAGAGCGAGCAAGACACCGAAATTATCAAGGTTCGGTACGTGTATTCTCCCAAATCGGTGCAAGATGACTCTCGTGATTTCTGTAAGAAGATGGTAGCAGCAAGTAAAGTCTACCGAAAAGAAGACATAGAAGCGGCATCCCTTAGAGCAGTCAATCCTGGGCTAGGTCGCTCAGGCTCAGACACTTACGATTTATTTTTGTGGAAAGGAGGCGCACGATGTCACCATTTTTGGTCTCGTCAAACGTACCTGAAGAAGACAAATAAGAAGATATCAGTTAACCAAGCGAAGAAACTGATACGAGAAGCGGGGGTAGATGCTAAAAGATTGCCCACAAACTCGCCCAAAGTCGCACAACGTCCCATCGATATGCCCAATGAAGGCTTCGTAAATCCCCGATAATGGCACTACAAGCAGAAGTTCTCTTCGTGAATCCCGATTATATCAAGCGGATCACCAATATCAACGCGAGTGTAGAAGACTCTTACCTCGTTCCGTCCGTTATTTTGGCTCAAGACAAGTATATCCAGCTCTATTTGGGGACGGATTTACTCGAAAAGCTGAAGACAGAGGTCACTCAAGTAGGCGGGCCTACCGGAAATTACGCTCTTTTACTCGATAACTACGTCCGAAAGGCCACGCTTTGGTGGACTATGGTTGACCTTATGCCGTCGCTGTACGTAAAGATTGACAACGGAGGACTCGCCATCCGAGTATCTGAGGATACAACGGGTATCTCTCCCGATGATTTACACCGAGAGACAGAACGCGCACGAACCAACGCTCAGTTCTACACGTTCCGACTGTACAAATACCTCTGTAACAACTCCTCACTCTTCCCAGAGTATTCATCGAATACGGGAGCTGATATGCTTCCCCAACCGGCGGACTACTATCAAAGCGGCTTGAGTATCTCACGCGGTGGAAGCGGTGTGGAAACTGTTGATTTACGTTATCTCTTCAAATGAGAAACAGCAGAGAGAAAAATATTACCCTACTAAAGAAGTTCCTCGATGATTTCAATCGAAACAATAATGACAATACTCCCAAGCCTTCTCGGGATCATAGCGGTATGGGTAAACCTAAACCGAGATATTGAAAAACTGAAGGGTCGTGTTATCCGCGTAGAGAGCGACAAAGACGAATTGAAACAGATGATGAAAGAAGTCATTGAGTCAGTTCACAAAATTGAACTCTTACTCGCAAAGCGATGAGGTACTTCAAGCTAGAAGAATTTGAGTCACCCGATGAGCCGGGCACGGGGTGCATGATGTGTCCCGATTTCTTAGAGCTACTCGATGAGGCCAGAGACTACGCGGGGATCCCGTTTGTGATAACGTCGGGCTTTAGGTCTGTAGAATATAACCGCGAGTTGATAGAGCAGGGTTTCAGCGCATCAAGGAACTCAACTCACCTCATCGGATTGGCTGCTGATATACGGGTACGCAACTCCTCCGAGCGTTGGATTATCCTGGACGCTCTTCTTGAAGTCGGTATAACGAGGATAGGAATCGGAAACGGCTTCATACATTGCGACGCTGATCCGCTCAAGGAGAATCATATCATTTGGACATATTAAACCCCTGAAAGATGTCGCAGTTTCGCCCGCGTTTAAGTCAGCAACAATACAAAGCTCTCGAAAACCTACGGGCAAACGAACGGCGCATCTTGGTTATCGGTGACCTTCATTGTCCGTTTGAATTGGAGGGTTATTTGGAGCATTGCTTGGACACATATGACCGCTTTAATTGCAATCAGGTTGTCTTCATTGGTGATATAATTGACAACCATTACTCAAGCTATCACGAGACAGACCCCAACGGGATGGGGGGAGGCTACGAACTCAAGCAAGCCATCGAGCACGTTGCAAAATGGGCTGAGGCTTTTCCCGTGGCTGATGTGATCATCGGCAACCATGACCGTATAATTATGCGCAAGGCGTTTAGCTCCTCCGTCCCAAAGGAATGGATAAAGGACTACAACGACGTACTCGGTACATCATGGAATTGGGTCGAGCGCATTGAGTACGACGGAGTACAATACTGCCACGGGGAAGGCGGGACTGCCCGCACGAAGGCAAAGAACGATATGCAGTCCACCGTTCAAGGTCATATCCATACACAAGCCTATGTTGAATGGATGGTTGGAAACAACTCGAAGATTTTCGCCATGCAATGCGGGGCAGGATTAGACCGACTGAGCTACTCAAGCGCATATGCAAAGCACTTCAAACGTCAGGCAATTGGTTGCGGGGTAGTAATTGGAGGCCACACGGCTATAAATATTTTAATGGATTTATAAGATGGAAAGGAAAGCACTCAAAGACACCAAGCTGGGAGCATGGTTCAGGAATAAAGCCCCACAAGTATTTGAAGCGATCGGGGAGGTCATTCCCGACGGCGGAGCGCTCCAAGCGATAGGGGCGTTGATAGATGCCTCGACAGAGAGCGAAGAGGAAAAGAAACAAGCCCGGATGTTACTCATTGAATTAGAGAACGAAGACCGAGCAAGCGCACGACAAAGGGAGGTGGATGTGACAAAGGTCACGGGAAAACGTGACTGGATGCAAGCCATCGTCGGTATAGCTGCAATGACTATCGGGGTCGTTATGGTCATTTGGGCGATGACGGGGATCCAAGACAAAGAGGTCTTTTTCCATATACTCGGATTCGCTGAAGGGACTCTCGTTGGTCAAGTGGTAAATTATTATTTTGGTTCTGCCAAATCCTAGAGTATCTTCGTTTCAGCCTTTTCGTTGGGCTTATCTGTTTTTGTTTGGGAGGGGGATCTGAAAGGGTCTCCCTTCTTTTTTCTCTGTTTTATGGAAAAAACTTTGGTTAATGGAAAATAACGTGTATATTTGTGACAACAAAACGAACAGATATGGAACACCACACAATTGAGCTAGGAGAGAAGACATGGCTCGAAATCGAGTACGAAGTTGATGCAGGAGTTGAAGGGTCTTATCACGAAGCTCCTTCGAATGGTTTTATCAGCATTCAATCTTGTAAGCTTTGCCAACATAACGGCAAGCAAGAACACAAAGTCGAGCTGTACGGAATAGATGACACGCTCTTCCCGGTTGACTTCGATATGATTGAGCACATCATCATAGAAGAGTTGCGGAAATGAAGCAACTCAAATCAACAACGATAGCCTTCTATTTAGACGCTTACAGCAAATACAACGATGACGAATTGAACAGATACTTCTTTGACTTGCAAACGGCATTTGATGCCATCGAGAACAGAATCGGACAGCTTTATATTAAACAACAATCAGAACAGTAAAACGATGGAAGAGCAACTAATCATTCACGGGATATCGCGCCCTGCATATTGCGAAGCGATAGGTCTTTCTAAATGCTTTGAAGCCTACGCCAAAACAGTTGGCGTAGATGATATTGAGAGCGTCGGGTTCAACGCCAATTCAGGTTGGGTCTATATCGCTTTGGAATGCGGGGTTTCAATCGGATCGCTTTTGGGCAGGCAAGTTGAATTTATTGCATACGATGCGGGAACGGGAGAAGAGTACTTCTACGATACGTATGAAGAAGCTTTGGATTACCAACACAAACAGTGGGCATCATGAAAAACAGATACATCTGCGTGCAATCATCAGTCAGCGAGAACGCCGATTCGAATTACAATGATTTCGCAAATAACCTTCGGGATCACAAAGACTTTGAAGATGCATGGGAAGACTTCAAGCGTCAAATCGTTAGAGCTAGAACGAAATGAAAGAGCCGATAAGCGTCAGCGAAGACGACTATAATGGAGCCATTCAAAACTTCTTGTTTTGGTTAACCCGTCAGGAAATCTTTAAGGAGAAGATGGACAAAGACAAGGTCTCCTCTTTAGTTTTCCAGGTTAGATGGGACTTTGTAAAAAACAAACACGGAGAGAGCATTCTTTGGGCATATGGGAGGGGTACTTGTCACGAAATGGAGAGCGACTTACTGTTTACCAATCAAAAGAAAAAGGGCTTGGTATGGGAGGGAGATAAGTTCAAAGAACCCGTAAAGAAAAGAAAACGAAAAAAATGAGCAACCTACTATCCGTCTGCTGTGGAGCTTCAAAGAAAGGAGATGTAGAAATCTGCTCTTCATGTTATGAGTGGGCAGACTTCGAAGAAGAAGACATCGAGGGAGTGCGTGAGTATGCTCTAAAGCTTCTCAGTACATCAAGCCTTCGTGATGACGACGACGGGCTAGAGGATGAGATACTAGAAACAACACCAACAGAAGAGCGATGGGATGAAATCTTCTTACGGTTGCGATCTCACCAACTGCGACCGATAGACCTCCCTAATTTTAATCAAACAGAATTTAGCCAATCTTACAAGGAGAGCGGCATATAACTCCATAAAAACCTAACACTATGGAAACGAGTAAAATCAAGTCGATTGACAAAACCGACAACACTTGGACTGGACAGTCCGGAACGATGTACGACTACACGGTCTGCATGGAAGACGGCACAGAAGGAACGGCGGCAAGCCCCAACCCAGAAAAACCACCTTACGACGTAGGGGATGAGGTCGAATACAATAAGACCGTGAACAATTGGGGGACAAAGCTCAAAATTAAGAAGGCGGGCGGATTCTCTCAAGGGGGTGGTTTTAAAGACAACGCCGAAACAACGAAGCGCATCGGTGCGAGTTGGGCTATCGGTTTGGCTATTCAACAAGAGAGCGATCCTGAGAAGATTATCGAAGCCGCTGAACACCTCATCAACTTGCGTGATGCATTAGTCTCGAAGCTATGAACAGATACAGATGGACTTTAAACGAAGAGAAGTTGCTCGTTGAGATGGTGAATATAACCTGCGAGAAACAAACCGGACGCATTGACTGGACTCTTATGAGGCCAATTGGTAACCATACACTAGCCGCAATGCAGACGCGATGGAGTAAGAACCTGAAACCGGAATATACTTATAGCGGAAAGAAGTACATTCTAAGCGAGCAGACCCCATCTAAGGTATCAACACCTAAGAAGAAGAGAGAACGTTCAAAGAAGACCCCTCAAATCAAGTCTGTGAAGATATCTCGCTCCTTTCTTTGGGGTGCTATTAAGTACGAACGCTATGAATAACCTCAAAATCTTCCTCTTAAGGAACTACGGCTCCATGAAGAACGTAGGAGAGGAGCTGCGATTGAACGAGGCAACCGTTCGGAGTTGGTGTGAAGCCCGACCGCGTAACATGATGAAGTATCTTCCAGAGATTTCAAAGCAATGTGATGCAACTTTCGCGGAGATTGTCGCTGAAGTCATGGAGCGCGATAGCGAATTGAACAACTAAGGAAATGGGGAGGGGTCATTCCCTCCCTTTTTTTATCTTTCGCACCATGAAACAGAAATTCAACGGAATTTGGATCCCCGAAGAGATTTGGGAACTCGAAGACCTTAACCCCATGCAGCGAATATTCCTCTCTAAAGTCCATGCGCTATCCCAAAAGGACGGCTCGTGTTGGGCGGGTGATGACTTCCTTGCTGAAGCGTTGAGGGTATCACCGCAGTACGTGAGAAAGATGCGGCAAACACTTTGCGAGAGCGAGTATTTGGAATGTCAGGGATACGGACACCAACGCAAGATGACCATAAACCTCAAGGTGAAAGAAGCAACTAGAGTTGCAACTAGGAAAACCAAGAAGCAACCACAGTTGCAAAAGAAGCAACCACAGTTGCAAGACTTGCAACCAGAGGCGCAACTAAAAGCAACCACAGTTGCGAAGAGTATAGACTATACTATAGAACAGAAAGAAGATAATACTATAGAAGGGGTTTTAATGCCATTTGATTCTCAAGAATTCAAAGATTCTTGGATCATGTGGAAACAAGAACGCAAAGAGCAAAAAAAGAAACCGTATACTTTGCGCGGAGAACAAGCACAACTACACAGACTACAAAAACTATCAGACAATGACCAACGAACAGCCATCGAAATTATCACCTACAGTATCGCACAAGGATACCAGGGACTATTTGCAGAAAGAGGAGCAGGAACTGCAAAGAAAGGAATACTCACGAGCCAAAGCGACAGAGATAAGCTTGAGGAGTATATCCGAACCGGGTCTATTCAAAGCCACTAATGAGCAAGCGTGGACAGAGGGAACGAATATCAGAACAGCACTCAGAATCCAACCCGAAGCAACACGCGGGGCGGTAATATCTATGGTCAAAAGCGTTTGTGATTTCGTAGAAGCAAAGAAGACTCTCCAAACGCTTACAGATTACGCGCTTTGTGCAGAGACTATCTTCGATATTTTCCCTACATTGAAGCTCGAAGAATTCCGTCTCATTTGCGACCGTATGAAAACGGGCTATTATGGCAAGTATTACGAGCGTTTGAAGATTCAGGAGTTTCGAGAGTGTATTATCAAGCATGAAGAAGAACGCGCCCCTATACTGGAGAGAATCAACAGCCACATCACACGCGGCAGCGATTCCGACCGCGTGGCATTTGAACCGCAATCGATGGCAGACCTCAGAAGGAAGCGCGACCCACTACATATCCCCGGATTAAACGCGACCAATGATGAGTGAACAAGTCAATCTCTTTGGTGAAGTAATAGTAACCGACCCAATTTTGCGAGAGCAATTCATTGAGCCGCCGTTCAGCGTTTTAGACACGAAGACGGGTAATTGGCAGAGACGGAAAAAGACATGGAAAAAACTTGGTATAAAAAGCGAAATTGGCCGCGTTGCAAAATCCATAAATAGCGGAACGGATTTGTACCGGGACATATCAAAAAAGGAAGGATACGACAATAAAGACAACTATACGTCCATTTTTGATCCGGCCTTGTGTGAAGTTCTTTATCATTGGTTTTGCCCAAAGGGAGGGCGCATCCTTGACCCCTTTGCGGGTGGTTCGGTTCGCGGTATTGTAGCAAATAAACTAGGATACAATTACACCGGAATTGATATAAGAGAAGAACAAATAGCAAGCAACCGCGAACAAGGCATTGAAATCTTAGAGGCCAACAATCAGCCAAATTGGTATGTTGGCGACTCAAACGATGTTCTAGAAGGATTCAAAAAAGAATTTGATTTGGTCTTCAGTTGTCCTCCTTACGCTGACCTTGAAGTATATAGCGATCTTGAAGGCGACATATCGAACAAGCCGTATGAAGAATTTCTTGAATTCTATGAATCTATCATTGAAAAGTCTTGTAATCTCTTGACCTCCGGCGGATTTGCTTGTTTTGTGGTTGGAGAGGTAAGAGATAAAAAAGGGAATTACATTGGATTCGTTCCCGATACAATCAAGGCGTTTGAAAGGTGCGGGATGAAATTCTACAATGAAGCTATATTATTAAACCCAATTGCGAGCGCGTCGATGAGGGCGAACGGAAACATGAAGAGTAAAAAACTTGTGAAGATTCATCAAAACATCCTCATCTTTAGAAAAACCGAAGTTTCATGAGTTTAAGCAAAGCAAAGAAGAAACTTGACACGGTATTCTCGCAGTTCATCCGTTTACGTGGATGCAATGACGAAGGATGGGGAAACTGTTTTACTTGTGATCGTCTACGCCATTGGAAAGAGGTCGACTGCGGTCACTTCATTACACGGGGAAAGCTTTCAACCCGTTGGATGGAGACGAACTGCCAATTCCAATGCAAGCAATGCAATATGAACGGAGGGCAGCAATACGTATTTTCAAAGAAGCTCGACGAGTTCCACGGAAAAGGAACAGCAGAAGCCATCCTGATAGCAAGCAACCAGATGCGGAAGTTTTCCGTCCATGAGTTAGAAGAGATGTATCAATACTACAAGGAAAAAGTCGATGAAATTAAAGAGTCGCGGGGCATGGGATGAGTTCCTCACACGGAACTACTCAAAACTCTTATTCACCGCCCGTAAATGGACGGCTGAACCGCGCGACCTTGTACATCACACGTATCTCCGATGTATAGACAAACGCTTCCCAAGCGATGAAGATGAAAACCCACTAGGGTATTTTATCAAAGCCATGTACAACGAAGCTACGAGAGGACAATTCAAAACGATATATCAGATTATAGATGCTATCCCCGAAGAAAAAGAAACAGAAAGCGATTGGACAAAAGCCATCCAACGAGAACAAATGCAGCTTATCCTCGACCGCCTCAGTTGGTTCGATAGAACAGTCTTCGGACTATATCTGCAAGGGTGGAACATGGCTGACCTATCTCGACGGACTGGGATTGGAGAGTCAGTTCTATATCGCTCAATACACGAGTCAAAAAAAATCCTGAAAGATGTTCTTCGTCACCGGACAAAAGAGGAATGATCGCCTCGCTATCTGCAAGAGCTGCGAACACTTCGTACAATCGACGAAGTCATGCGGGCCATTGCTAACGGAAGCCTTCACAGATTCCAAACTCTGCGGATGCCATATGCCGACAAAGACACGGCTCAAAGTAGCATCGTGCGAGCTTGGTAAATGGGAGGCCGAAATAACGGCCGAGGATATCGATGAGATCCAAAGATTTCTAAAAACAGAAAACCAATTCAGAACGAACGGACAATTGGCGAAACTATACGCCAAAGCAACCGGAACAAACCAAAAGCCTTCGAGCTGCTCTTCATGTAATAGAAGGATGCTCGAGGAACTTCAAAAACTAGTAAACGATGCCAATAGGTAAACCCAACGGAAAAGAGAACCAGTATCAATTCATGAATCGATGCATGACGAGCGTAGTCGGAAACAGAGACTACCCCAACGAAAAACAACGCTGTGCGGTATGTGCTAAAATGTGGGCTGATTATATCACAACCAAAGAGCAATGAGCTACACCCAAGCAGAACGGAAAGAGATAGCGGACAACATTCGTGAGTTCTTAAAGCAAGAGAAGAAGGAGGAGTTCTTTATGATGAAAAGAGGCAGAGAAGAACACCTAGTAAAGCGAGAAGATTATCTAACTTGGTACGATAGAGACCGTCTAGAAAATGTCGCTAGAGATGTAGAAGGACGGATAACACATTACGAGACATGAGAGCAGCACGTAAAGCATTACTACACGCAAAGAATTTCATCCTAATAACTGACAACTCGCAGGTACTCCGTCTCCATGCCGGAGATGATCCCGCGACTCTTTTACTTACAATGGCCGTACATAATGAAGAATTCAGATACCTCCTTGAAGCCGTCCTCAACCAAGCTAATGAAACTCTCGACGCTGAGAGCGAATCCGACGAACCCTCGGATAATTAAAGACGAGAAATTCCAAAAGCTCGTGAAGAGTATTGAGGAGTTTCCAGAGATGCTAGAAGCCCGTCCTATCGTAGTCAATCCGGAGATGGTTGTGATCGGTGGGAATATGAGATTTAAAGCGTGCAAAGCCGCAGGACTGAAAGAAGCACCCGTTTACATGGCAACATGGGGAGAGACCAAAGACCGACAGTTTATTATCAAGGACAACGTAAGCTCAGGAGAGAACGACTTCGATATACTTGCTAACGAATGGGACGCAGTAGAGTTGGCCGAATGGGGTTTAGATGTGTGGCAGCCAGAGAAAGCCGATAAAGCCAGCACACAGCATGAGCTACTCACCGATACCTTTGTAGTGCCGCCTTTAAGCGTACTTGATACCCGGCAGGGATATTGGAAAGACCGGAAGGCTATGTGGCACGAGCGTATACAAGATCACGGTGAAAGCCGCGAGGGGACGCTATCGCGAAGCGACTTAATGTCCAACATAAACAACGGCGTCAGCTTGCTTGACCCAGTTCTTGCCGAGATAGCGAACCGTTGGTTTGCGCTGCCAGAGTGCAAGACGTTTGATTGCTTTGCTGGGGATAGTGTGTTTGGGTATGTGAGCGATGCGCTAGGCAACACATTTACAGGGATAGAACTGCGCCCAGAACAAGCGGACCTAAATAACAATCGCTTACAAGGCAGACGCAGCCGGTATATCTGCGACGATGGTCGCAACGTAGCCAAGCACATACCCGCGACCAGTCAAGACCTGCTGTTTAGTTGCCCGCCATATTTTGACCTTGAGGTGTACAGCGATCTGCCTGACGATGCCAGCAACCAAAAGGACTACACCAGTTTCATGCAGCTATTACGCACAGCCTTCACCGAGGCGATTAAATGCCTCAAGCCGAACCGCTTTGCCTTTATTGTGGTAGGCGATTTGCGTGGCCCCGGCGGGGCGTACTACAATTTCCCCAACAGCGTGAAGGACATTTTTCTGAACGCTGGAATGGTGTTGTACAATGAGATGGTTCTGGTAGAGCCGCTGGGCACATTGCCACAGCGGGTCCGCCGCTACATGAACAACCGCAAAGTCGGTAAGTGCCATCAAAACGTCCTGGTCTTTTACAAAGGCAACACCAAGGACATATCTAAAACATACCCACAACTTAAAATTCAATTCGATGCAGACTTTGATGCATAACTATTCAGACTGGGTGTCCGAGACCGACCCCGGCACACTAGACGCCTATTACAGCCGTCTGTTAAAACAAAGCGGGTTTCATGTGCTGGACGTATGCAGCCACCACTTTCAGCCGCACGGGTACACTGCGCTGTATCTACTAGGCGAAAGCCATTTCGCAGTGCATACATTTCCCGAACGGCAGTTGACTTATATAGAGTTGAGCAGCTGCGTCCGTGGGCCATTTTTGGCCTTTACACAGGCCGCACAGCAACCAGCCAGAGAAGCAACTTAATTTGACACAAATGAACCAACAAAATCCGACACTTAAAAAGGCGATGCTCGAAGCTCTAGAGAAGTCGCTTGGTATTGTCTCAACCGCTGCGAAGGTGGCAGGTATAGACCGCTCGACTCATTACGCTTGGATGAAGGCTGACACGGACTACAAGAAAGCGGTCGACTCCATTCAAGACAGCGTCCTAGACTTCGCAGAATCCCACCTCTATAAGCTCGTGAAGGAAGGCAACCCCGCAGCGACTATCTTCTTCTTGAAGACCAAAGGCAAAAAGCGAGGATATATAGAACGGCAAGAGATAGAGATACAAGAGAAGAAGCCCCTCTCATGGTTAGATGAGTAACCTTCCCGCGACATATTACCACGTTCGAAAATCAAAGGCACGTATCCAAGTCCATCAAGGAGGGACGCGTTCAGGAAAGACGTACTCCATCCTCACGGCACTTATTGAGCTTTGCCATAAGAACACCGGACTGGTCATCACCATATGCCGTAAGACATTCCCCGCCCTTCGTGCTACCTCGATGAGAGACTTCTTCGAGATACTCAACAAAGAAGGAGCGTATAACGTAGAGCTTCACAACAAGAGCGAAGGCACGTATCAACTATGGGGCAACCTCGTGGAGTTTATATCGGTAGACCAACCGCAAAAAGTCAGAGGACGGAAGCGCGAAGTGCTTTTTGTAAATGAGTGTAACGAACTAAGCCTTGAAGACTGGCGGCAGCTGATGCTGAGAACAACCGAGCGAACAATTATAGACTTCAACCCATCAGACGAATTCCATTGGATATATGAACAAGTCATCCCACGAGAAGACGCGGACTTCTTCCAAACAACGTACAAGGACAACCCCTTCCTTGCGCAAAGTGTGGTCATGGAAATCGAACGATTTAAAGATGTGGATGAGAACTTCTGGAGAGTCTACGGACTCGGAGAAAGAGGGGCATCACAAGCGACCATCTTTACCCATTGGAAAGAAATAGACCAGATACCAAATGAATACAAACTCCTCAACATCGGGCTTGACTTCGGATATACGAACGACCCAACAGCAGTCGTCAGAATCTACACCGACGGGTACGGATTCGCCGTCGATGAGATATGCTATGCGACGAGACTCACTAATTCAGATATTGCGAAAATGCTCCGAGATAATCAAGTCGATAGATCGGATGTTGTTATCTGTGACTCCGCAGAGCCCAAGAGCATCGACGAGATACATGCTCACGGATTCAATACTCACGGAGCAAGGAAAGGACGCGACTCGATTAGAAGCGGAATCTCATTCCTACACTCTCGCCCGCTTGCGGTCACTTCTCGGAGTGTCAACCTCATCAGAGAGCTACGGAACTACAAGTGGAAAGAAGACAAGAACGGCAAGCAACTAAATGAACCCGTCGATTCTTTTAATCACGCTATCGATGCGATGAGGTACGGGATCACATGGAATCAAACCAACCCCAACTTTGGGTCGTATGCTATCGGGTAAGGAAATCAACAAGAACAAGTTAATAAGACATGGAACTCAAGCTCCCTCATAGATGGTCAGACCTCTCACTCGGTGAACTCCAGGTGATGATGACCTCAGAGAATCCCCTCGAACGGGTATCCGCTTGCTCCGGTAAGTCCGTTGCACAACTGCGGAAGATGCCTCAGAAGCTCTTAGAAGCCGCAGGAGAGCACATCGACAACCTACTCACCCAAGAGACTGCACGATTCGAGAAAGTCCTTGAAATGGACGGAAAGCGTTTGGGCTTTATTCCCGATTGGGACGCATTTACAGCGGGTGAGTGGATAGACCTTGAGACCTACCTCGAAGACTTCTGGAAGAACGCTCATAAAGTGATGGCGATCCTATACCGAGAGGTGACATATGAGCTT